ATAACTATGAGGGCCCGGGCTACATTTTGTCTCTATCTGGAGATATGCAGAAGCCCGAAACTTTGGTAATGAAAATGTCAATTGGACAGGTTATCAAATATGGCGCGCGTTTCTATCACATGATACCTACAACTCCTGGAATGTCAGGTGCACCAATTTTCAATATTGATGGTAAAATTATTGGCCTACACAAAGGTTTTGCTGGAATAAGCAACATTGGCCGTTGTATTGAAGATGTTATCAACCGAAAACAAGATTGCACTTTCCAAGTTGGAGTTGAATATGATGAGAGTGGTGTATTTGAGAATCACGGTGCTCGTGCTGACCTTAATGTAAATCTCACCTATTTGCCAAGTGAACTCGCTCCAAAGGTTTGGGATTTAGATATTTCTACTGAATGGGATGACAATCCCAACTGCGACATTGTCGGAATGACATTATACAAAAAATCAGAGTATGATAAGTTGAAATTCAGTGAATATTATCTAGAGAATCACGAATCGTTTGATCTCCCAAACCCTCCCTATGAAGAATTTTCCATTGCGACCCCAACTCTTGAGACGATTAAGAAAGATTTTGCGAAGTACATCAGACCTCTTAACTACAAGATAGACGAAGATGTTTGGAATAGAACTTTGACGATCTTTCAACAATTTCTCGACTTTATACTTCCTGATAAGTATGGAATGATGTCTATAGCCGAGGCAATTCAAGACATGGATCTCAAAAAAGCTGCAGGGGTTTTTCTCAAGAAGAAGTACTACTCTAAAGGGGATTTTCTTAAGTCTGATACTGGACTCATGAGCGTTATCACTTTCATCGATATGATCGACCATGGTGAGTTTCCTGATGCGCCATTTGATATTGTAGGAAAAGAGGAATTAAGACCTACTCAAAAGATCTTGGATGAGAAAATTCGCTCAATTAATTCCTCAATGACCCACGAAGTCATTGCCGAAAAAATGATGCTGCAACATTTGCTTGATGAGATATCATTGCAGCCTTTTTTCAAAACTGGGTGTACCGTTGGTTGGTCCCCTTATTACGGTGGTTGGCATGAACTTGTATGTTATCTTACTGAAGACTGTATTGAAACATATTCCACCATGGACTTCGTGAAGTGGGATTCGACTATTCTCGCTCGAATCCTTATTACAGTAGTGAGTGAACTACTGAAACGTGTGCGTACAAAGGACCATCCAAACATGCCTAAGTGGTATATCGCACGAATTCTTGGCCAAAAAGTTTGTGTTGTTCCCTACATGAACTATGAAGATTATTGCATTCAAACAGGTAGACCAGTTCCGAAAAATGCTAAGGATTACTGGGTTGCTTTAATCATAGTCATCTATCGTGGTATGGCTAGTGGCCAATTGATCACCCTCCATGTCAACTGTCTCGTAAACCATTTTAGACATATTTATTGTTTGCTTGGTTATGGCAAGCATGTTTACGAACGATTTGATCAGGGAGACATGGCACCTAAAAATGGTGAGAAAGGAGAGTTATCAGAGATTGTTAGTTTGTATCTTTATCCTGCTTATAACTCTTTTCAACAACTCACTAGACCTTTGGCCTGTGGCGACGATTTCGCCTTTGGCATGCTAAAGGTGCGTTTGTCTCCCTCCAAGTATGCGGAAATTTCCGCTCAGTTGGCTTTTGAACTTGAAAGCATTGTTCCAATTGAGGGTGACTTGAATAAAATCGATTTTGCTGGCCTTAAAAATTGGCACTGCGGACACTACAACATTTTTGTTATTGATCGACATCGTCTTTTGGTCAACCTCTCTGTCATTAAACGAGGCATGACTATGGATCAATATGCTCAAAAGCTTGACAATTTAGTCCGTCATTGTGCAATGTGTGAGCCTGATATCGCTAAGCAAATTATCGAATTCCGTGATTATCTTGCCGCAAAGTGGGAAAACGCTACCATGGTTATCGTTCGACAGGGTTTTGCCACTTTTGAAGAGGCTTGCCTAATGCAATTTCCTATCCTTGAGGTAGAATCTGTAAGTATTGCATCACCTCATAAAAATCAGAGCGCAAGTAATGATTTTTATAATCTAGAAAATGTCAGAACGGCCTTTCACTATCACGGAAACTATTGTGGACCCGGATACTCAGCGGGAGCGTATCAACCTAGTATTGACGATCCAACCGTCCCAAGTTTGGACGAATTTGACGAAACTTGCAGAGTACACGACGCATCTTACGCAAACGGGGAAGATCTTGCTGAGGCTGATCTTCATTTCGCTTACAACAACATCAACACCAACCCGTTTAGGCTTGCTGCTGGACTTGTTGTCGGAGCACAAGGACTTCTTCGAAAAGCGGGAATACTTGAGCGAAAAATCACACAACTCGACGAAATGCCCAAGGCACGCAGAAAATCAAATACCAGGGGTATTAGAAAGCAAGTGGGAAGACTTAAGAAGGAGGCACGTCACATACGCGCAGCTGTTAGGAATGTTTCTCGTAGAAAAAAGGTGCGTAGAAGTCCCAGAAAAATTGGAAGAAGAAACAGACGAAATGGAGGCTCCAGTTACCCACTTGTGCGATCTTCTAGACCATTTCGCCCACATTTCAAAGTCGGACCCAATTCAATGCGCGGAGCTGTTATTTCAGGGAAGGACTATTTAACAGCTCTCACCTCAGGTAGTTTTGGTATATCTCAAGACACTATAATTTATTCTCTGAGAATTGAACCAGGACAAATCCCCGGTCGACTCGGCACCTTTGCACAATGTTATGAGAAGTATCGATTCAAATCTTTTACTATCCATTACAAACCAACTTGCCCTACAACAACAGAGGGCGGTTTGATTGCTTGCTTTGACATTGATCCTGAGGATGATTTCAACGAAGGAGAAAACTTGAAAAGAGAGATGATGAGCACTGATCGTTCACGCGAATGGCGTGTTTTTGATAATCAGAATCTTGCCATGCGAACTAGACTTAAAGGCGATGTTTTTCGATACGTTGATCCTAACCTTGATGACCCTAGATGGGAACAACAAGCCAAGTTTGTTCTTGCTGCTACAACTGATATTGCAGCCAATGTTCAAGTTGCTCAACTTTGGTGTTCTTATGTCATCGAGTTTCAAGGTGCTCATTTGCAAGTTTCCTCGATCGGTGGTGGTGGAATGACATCAAAAATTACTGGTGCCGGTACGTTTAGTGTTTTCCAACCTTATGGTGATGATCCCATCATTGACGCGAATTCGACCATCAACACTGTCTATTCTGTTGATGGCGATACTGGCGCGACAATTTTCACTTTCTCAAAGACACCGCCTGGTCGCTTTCTTGCTGCAACTCGCATTAATGGATCAAATATCACTGGCGCTTTGACTGTTGTTGGCACTAATTGCACTGTGACTGCTTATTCACCAAATATAGTCAACACTAGTTACAATCTCTATGATTTTTTCGTTGATTATTCTGGTGCAACAGATACTTTCTCCTTGACCTTGAATTGCTCTGGTGGCCCAACTTTCTCTACTTCTTCTTTTTACCTTGTAAAAATTGCTGATGGTGTCACTAAAAAGAAGAAGATTGCTCGACAAATTGATAATGAAGTTGACGACCTTCTTGAGGATGAAGTTTTCATGAAGAAGTTGCGTGATCGACTTCTCAGACTCCCTCTCGATGATCGAGATAACAATAGTAAAGTTCGTGACCCTTGTCGCTTCTGCGGCGATATTGAGCCTGATCACGATGGTCGTGATTGTCCAATGCGTCAAGATGGCGGAACAAAGACCCCTCCCACACTTTCTCGCACGATTCAAAAACGACAGTAGATGAGCTTTTTACCTAACTGTCATGTAAAGTGTTTTTTACCTGTTTTTCTTTACTGTTTTTAAGTCCTGATTACACCTATCGGTGTGTAAGGCCATTGCGTGGACGTTTTAACACACGCTTTGATATACCCTAAAAAGTATCAACCG